TAGCAAGGAAAGGCCAGATATACCCAAGATATACCCAATATATAGGCTAGATATACTCAATATACACCTACTATCGTTGGGTACTTCTACCCAATATATACCCAATATAGTCGATATTTAGTCTACTTTTAGCTGATAAAAAGGCTACTTGTAAGTGTCTAGAAACACTAAGAAAGCAAAAATAGTTTCTAATTTTTGATTTATTTTACTTGACAAGATAAAAATAAAATGGTATAATACAGTTAAGAGGTTTAGTAAGGTATACATATGGTATCTGAGTATGAGCAAGGTGTTTCTTACTACTCTTAAGATAATCAATCAATAGTATATAATAACTATGTAAACTATTAACATAGGTATTCCTTGCTAATACTTAGCAGACTCCCGAAGGGAGGCTTTTATTAGTTGATTGTTGTACCCACTAATACTAACGCAAACTTAGGTAATACAAAAGGACTTACATGGCTCTCTTAGAAATTAACAATACTCCAGTTAAAAGTAAAGTGGAGAGAGGTAAGTTAAGCAAGGACAAGAAAACCATCACACTTAAGGAGAAACTTGAGGATACTAATAGTGTCCTTTCTTTGCAGGATAAAATGGCTATCGTCTTTTCCTTTGTTTATGGTAAAGGTACATACCAGAGTTTAGCTGAGAAATACAAGGTACACTATGACACAATTCGAAAGTGTGTAAGAGACTTTCAGAATGATTTAAATAATCTTGCAGAAACATATAAGCTGGTTGATTGTGGTGAGGATAAGTTCTCAGCTATTAGTAAGGCGCATCTTCGTAGAACTGATCCAGTATTAATCAACGATGCTTTTCTCTCACTCCTCTCCCACCCCAACGCACCCATCCTCACTGAGAAGGAACAATCCTATGCTTGGATTTACACCTTCACCGGGGATAACATGAAGGCCCTTAAACAATCTGGTCTAGCAGAGGGTCTCCTCCTACATGGAAAATTGAAAGAGAGTGATGGTACCCCTAGATTGGAACCTGTCTCCTTTCAGAATGCAGCTAAGATAAGGGGCTTCTACCTTCGTAGTAAGGGTAATATAAAGGAGTATATAATCTCCCTACGGGAACGTAAGCTTGAGGACTTGAAGGTTGATAAGGGATACATTCAGTCTGTCTTAGTTGATCAGATTGAGGCACTGAAGGAAGAAGTTGAGGACAAGAGCAATAGAGCACAGCTTCTTCGTTCAGTAGAGTTACTTGGTCGTACATGCAACGCCTTTACAGAGACTATCAGAATTGAAGAGATTAGGCCAGATCAAGCCTTGGATACTCTCCTCGACCTAGCTAAGAAGGAAGTTAGTAAGAAGAGGCTAATGCCAGCAGATGCTAAGGAAGTCCCTGTCTCTAGTACACCAAGTGAAACATGGACTATGGAATAGTCATGCAGTAATGTTTATTAAAGGGCATTATAATGGCCCACAAAAAGGAGTATAACATGAGTAATACTATTTCTCGTATGGGTGTTGGTTCTCTGTCTGTAAATGAATTGAAGGCTGTTGGTGTTGCTGGTGCTACTGGTGTAACCGTACTGATGAAAGACTCTCTTGGTAAAACCCTCCTTGCTACAGGCACTACCCTGCCAGCAGATGCGGGTACTACCTATGCCAAGGGCTGCCTCTTCATTGATACTGATGTTGCTACTGGCACCTCTGGTCTCTACGTAAATGTAGGCACCTCTGCATCCTGTGTCTTCAAATTGGTTACCAACGCAGCCTAAAGAATAGAGAGTCTCTAGGGGGGTTCCTCTCTTGAAACAAAGAACCCCGCTTCTCATTTAAAGAAAAGGATCACATGTCTACTGATAAGTTAGTCACACTACTAGCTATGTATAAGGAGAATCCACTAGCATTCATTAGGGATGTTATAGGTGCATCTCCCACAGATCAGCAGATAGATTTGATCCTTGCAGCAGTCGGAGAGAATAGCCGTGTAGCAGTAAAGTCCTGCACCAGTTCGGGGAAAACTGCGGTACTAGCTTGGCTTACCCTCTTCTTCCTTATATGCTACCCCGATTGTAAGATGCTTGTTACAGCACCCACAGCATCACAGCTTTTCCGTGTATTCCGCTCAGAGCTACTACTATGGCACGGACGTATGAACCCCCTCTTCAAACCCTTCTACAATATCATGAATGATAATTGCTATATTGAGGGTAAGAAAGGTACACAGATGTGTTCATGGATTACTGGCTCCTCTGATAATAAAGAGAACTTTGCTGGACTCCATGCCTCTAAGGTAGTGATAATGATTGATGAGGCTTCGGCTCTCCCTAAGGAAATCTTTGATACCTTGTATGGTACTCTTTCCTCAGGTGATACTAGCTTCATCCTTGTGAGTAACCCGGTTCGTGCAGAGGGTGCTTTCTACGACCTCTTCGCTGATAAGGTTACTGGTTGGTCACGCTTTACTTTTACTGCCGATCAATCCCCAAACGTAGACAAAGTGTGGATAAAGGAAGTAGAAGAGTACTATGGTATCTCCTCAGACTTCTATAAGATGCGGGTTCTTGGAGAGTTTCCCACTCTGTCCGAGGCACAGTTCTTCTCAGCTGGAGTAATAGATGAGGCTATGCAAAGGCAGCTGATGCCTAGGGAATACCAGAACTACCAGCGTATCCTAGGCTGTGATGTGGCCCGTTTTGGTAATGACAGTTGTGTTATTGCTGATAGACAGGGGCCCAAGTTGCATAACTTAGTCTCCTTTAAGGGGATTGATACTGTAACCTTTACAGAGAAAATCCTGGAGTACTACCAGTCTAGTTCTTACTCAGCTGTAGCAGTAGATGGTATTGGTGTAGGCTCTGGTGTTGTTGATCAGCTTAAGCGTTTTGATATTCCAGTACTAGATATTAATGTATCTTCCCCATCTACGCAGCAGAAGACATTCTACAACCTACGATCAGAGTTATATGGTGAGGTAAGGGACTGGATTAGTAACGCCTCATTACCCTATCACCCTCAGTTACGATCTGATTTGGTTGGTATCAATTACTCCTACAATAACAAGTTACAGATTATACTAGAAAGCAAGAGGGATATGAAGAAGAGAGGGCAAGATAGTCCAGATTACTCTGATGCACTTGCACTCACATTCGCTATTAACACACTCTCATTCTCCCCCATGCGATATAAACCTAGGCAAGTAGTGAAATCCTCATACCTGTGGGCATAATTAATGGAAGAGATTAAAGGACTTATAGTACTTGGTACACAAGACCTTGTAGACCAGGAACTACTACAGATGGATGAGGTAACTGCGAAGGAGGATGAGAAAAACCTAGACGCATTCTCTTCTTCACTCGCTGCTCACATTCGTACTGTATTTGATACAAATAAGGATGCTAAGAAGTCCTCAGGTATTGAAGAGGAGCTCTTCTCATGCTTACGTGCGTATAATGGTGAGTATGATCCCTCTGATATACTGAAGATTCGTGAGGAGGGTGGATCAGAAATATACATGAATCTTACCGCTACAAAATGTAGGACAGCTACTTCGTGGATTGGAGACCTTCTGCTTAGTAAAGAGAAGCCCTTCTCCTTTGAACCTACTCCCCTCCCGAATTTACCCCAAGATATCCAAGATACAATTACCACATCTATCCAGAATGAATGGAAGTCCATGCTCGAAGCTACCCACAAAGAGGGTGGTGTAGATACTAAGACTGCACAGAAGAAAATAAAAGAGTTAAACCAGAATCGTAGAGATATTGAAGAGGCAGTCATGGAGGAGATCATGGCTGAGGCTAAGTATCAGGCTAAGAAGATGGAGACTGAGGTATATGACCAGCTTCTTGAGGGTCGTTGGGACACTGCCTTAACTGATTTTATTGAGGACTTCTCAGTATTCCCTACCGCCTTTATGAAAGGCCCAATTATTACTAAGAACAGTAAGTTGACCTGGGTTAATGGAAGTGCCCAGACCTCCTCAGAATTCTCCTTTCTTAATAAAAGAGTATCTCCCTTTGATATCTATCCCTCCCCCAGTGCAAGTCGCATTGAGGAGGGTAACCTAGTTGAGCATGTACGGTATACACGTAAGGAAATCAATGATCTTAAAGGTGTAGAGGGTTATGATAGTGAGAAGATTGAGGCTGTACTAGCCCTTGATCAACCCTTTGACACACTCTTTACAGGTATTGAGTCTGAGAAAGCGCAGTTGGAGATGAAAGGGACACAGTTAGACGCAAATAAGGGTATGGTGCATGGTCTTCACTACTTTGGATCAGCCTCTGCGAAGCTGCTAAGGGAATGGGGCCTCACAGATTTACAGAATGATGATACGGATGAGCTAGATATTGAGGCAGTGCTCATTGGTAATGAGGTAATCAAGGCTTCTATCAATGATGACCCGCTCTCTCGTAGACCATACTATGCAGCATCCTTTCAGAATCGCCCAGGGTCTATCTGGGGTCGCTCTCTCCCTAACTTGATGAGAGATATTGCTAGAATGTGTAATGCAACAGCACGCGCTCTGGCTAATAATATGGGAATGGCCTCTGGACCCCAGGTTGAGGTTTACGTAGATCGGTTGGCTGATAAGGGTGCTATTGAGGGGATGCGTCCCTGGCATATCTGGCAGCTTACCTCTGATCCTACCGGTGCTGGTGGTCGTGCTATTAACTTCTTCCAACCCTCTAGTAATGCGGCAGAACTCCTAGCTGTTTATAAGGAGTTTGAACAGCGCGCAGACGACGCTACCGGAGTTCCTAGGTATGCGTATGGCAATGAGAAGGTTGGTGGTGCAGCGGCCACCGTAGGTGGTCTCAGCATGCTTATAGATAGTTCAACTAAGAGTATTAAGGATGCTATCAGACACATTGATACCGGACTAATCAAACCACGTGTAGAATTTCAGTTCTACTACAATATCCGTAGTAAGGAGTCGAGTACCTTTACTGGTGATATTTGCGTCATTCCACGTGGAACCATGGCTATCACCATTCGTGGTGCAGAACAGTTGAGAAGGAATGAGTTCCTACAGCT